CCAGATTATCACTACATTCCTTTGATATTTTTAGAAAGCTTCAGCGCACCTGCCCTGGTGCTGCAGATAGGGGATGCCAGAATTAAAATGCCCGTGGACTGGCAAATTTTAATTGGTGAACCAGACCTGGGTGACCTAGAAATGCTGCCCTTGACCAGTATCAATGATCGTGGCTTCAATGTGTTCCAGTTCAATCCTCTCAGCAGCTTTAGACCCAGTTTTCCACCCATTGAGATTATTGATGTTTATCAAGAAGTATCCTGGTATGCTCCCAAACTCAAGAATGGACAGATGCTGTGTGTACCTATCAACGATGCCGAACAACCTGACTGTGTGTACTTTGTGAAAGACGTCAGTCGCAATTGTGAAATAGTAGACTACAACAAGGCCTGGTAGATATGGCTTACACAGAACCTGAAGTATTTGTAACAATCAATCGATTGGCTAGACTGTTTTTAGAAAGCTACCCCGAAGACCGCGAAGGTCTGGAACGATTCCTGCGTTGGGCACATGTTCAGTACGGGTATCAGTATGGGTAGCCTTGTGCCTGGTGTGCCCTTGATCTACGAACGTGTGGACGGCACGGTGTACTCCAGACGTGTGGGAGAACTTGCTCGCACAGTGGTGGGCCATGATCATGATCCTAGGACCAGTGATGGCAGACCTGTGTATGACCATATACAGGAAGATAAAATGTGGGGAGAGATTCGGCGAACGGCCCGGACCAATCCCACTTTACAAGACGCCCTGGAACGTGCTATAATGATCTATCAACTGAGCAAGACCACATGAGTGATAAACTACACATTTCAAACGAGATGCGCCAACTGGACGTCAAGAACAGAAACTTCTATGATGAACTTGACTCAGATGAGCGCAAGAAATTCTCTACGTTCCTGATGTTGCGCTGGGGCTCAGCAGTAGATGGTGCTCAGGAACTGCAAGAATACTATGTGCAGAGCTGCAACCACTATCTCAACAAGCACTTTTTTGACATAGGCCGTCATCCCAAACTGCAATGGCTGTGTGCTACTGCAATGAGTCCGGGCATGGGCACAATGCGACATCCCTGGATTGCTCCCAAGAAAAAAGAAGCAGGACTCAGTGCCAAACGTAAAGCCTTGATGGAAATATATCCCACCTACAAAGACGACGAAATTGACGTAATGGCCGAATTGGTTACACAAAAAGAACTAGACGTATACAATCGAGACTCGGGTAACACCAAAAAGTAATCAGCATGACCCATGTGTGCGAATATTGCAAAAAAGAGTTTGTGAGAGAAACATCTATACAAGCGCACATGTGCGAACCCAAACGTCGTCGTCGCGAGCGTGACGAGCCGGGTCCAAGACTGGGATTTCAGGCCTACATTCGCTTTTATGAAAGCATGGCAGGATCAGCCAGAAACAAAACACACGATACCTTTTGTGAAAGCAGTTACTATCGTGCATTTGTGAAGTTTGGGCACTACTGTGTGAACACCAGAGTGATCAACCCAGACAGATTCATGGCCTGGTTGTTGAAACACAATCGCAAGATTGACCACTGGTGCAGTGACAAGGTGTACACAGAATATCTAGTAGATCACCTGAAAGTAGAAGCCGTGGATGATGCACTCACACGAGCCATAGAGTTTGGCATAGACTGGTCAGAAAAAAACACCAGCCCTGCACATGATTGCATGAGATATGGCAATGCCAATGTCCTGTGCTATGCTGTGACCGCAGGTAGAATAAGTGCCTGGGTAATTTACAATTCAGAATCGGGACAGAAGTTTCTAAGCGAACTAGATGCCACACAGGTTGCTATGATATGGCCCTATATTGACAGCGATGCCTGGCAAAAGCAATTTCAGGATAGACCCCAGGATCAGGCATATGCCAAGAATATTTTGAAACAAGCAGGATGGTAACATAATGATCACCAGCGTTTACCCCACAAGTACATGGGTCACAACAACCAATCCTGTTGGACCATACATCAGTCCAGGTGCTGCCAGTGCAGGCATGTTGCGATACCACAACAATCAAACACAGGTGTATGATGGCAACGCCTGGCTCGCTATGGGCGGCGGATCCAGTGTGGGCCTTACCTCCAATGCTGAAGAAGCACTTGCCTGGGCATGGCTAAAGATGGCACAAGAGAAAGCAGCCCAGGACCTGGCACAAAAGTATCCTGCTGTGGCAGATGCACTGGAGGCTGTGCGTCTAGCTGAGCAGCAATTGAAAACAGTTGTGGCCTTGTGTACAGTATGAGCGCAGACATTGACATTGACTTTGCTGATCGCGAACATGTACTGAAACTGATTCAGCACACCCCTGCACGGCAGATCACAGATGGTAGACCTAGACGTCACAATTCAGGAGTGTATGTCACAGACATTCCACAAGATCCTGTGAATAACTGTGCTGCCATAGACTACGAGTCAGCAGAAGCTCGTGGCTATTTCAAACTGGACTTCTTGAACATGAGTGTGTATCAGTTGATACAGAGTCCCGAGCACTACGACGCTGTGCTTGCAGCCACACCACCATGGGCAAGACTATGGCAAGATCCTGAATGGGCCAAGCAGTTGGTTCACGTGGGCAATTATGGACACTTGCTGGCGACCATGAGACCTGACAGTATACCTAGAATGGCAGCATTTATATCAATCATACGCCCAGGCAAGGCACACCTACAAGGGTTAGATTGGCCCACGGTGTTTGATTCAGTCTGGGATGGCGATACCAGTCGAGGCTACACATTCAAGAAAGCACATGCTCTAGGTTATGCGGCTCTGGTAGCCTTGCACATGAATCTATTAGTCTAGGCGTCTCACAAGAGTAATAGATTTTCTCTTGCCTTTTCTACGGGCAATGTCATTTAGGCTGCACACAGGACCGTGCAAGATTTCCAGATCTTTGTTGACAAATGTGCGAAGGCACAGACGAAATTCATCCCATTCTCCACGCAGGAATATGTTGATCGGAATACTTCTGTTGCTTTCCCACCACCAGGTGTTGGCCAGATCAAGATAACGTCGTTTTTGTTCTGAATCTTTGACAGTTCCAAAGTCATAGATGGTTGTGATAACATCATCTCTGTTTTGCACAATCCCCACATATTCATTGCTGGCGTAAACGCACAAGGTAATAAACGGATATTTGTCAGCTAGTTTTTGAAATAAGTCTTTGCCCATATAGTATTAGTTTGGATATTTATACCAAGGCTCCTTAGGTAAATATTGTTTGGAGCGTCCTATGTATTCAACCCCTGTTTATCTTTATCAGCAAGTTCAGCGAATTTTATTAGTAGATACCAGCGGCGCTTATTTTGACCGGAGGTGGGATCCTGTGTATGCAAAAAAATTAACTGTCAACAAAGGTGTTGACAATGTGATCTTGTTTGAGTTTGTGAACCAAGATCAAAAACCTGTGAATATCACAGGGTCGGCACTGAAGTTTAGACTGATCAATTTGGCTGGCAATCAACAGCTGATTGAAAAAGAAATGGTCATAATCAATGCTCAATTTGGTCGTGCCAAGGTAACACTCAGTGCTGCTGAAACCACAGAGTTTCCTGCAGAACCGTCGAGCTATGCAATTGAACGTGCCAGCGGCGACCTAGTTGAAGCAGTGTTTGTGGATGCACAGGCTCTGGCCCGTGCTGATGTGGACATTGTGGATTCTGTGCAGCCACAGTTTGTGCCCAGCGGCCTACTAAGCATTCCTACCATTTATGGTCCAGAGGTATATATAAATCCTGTGTTGCAGGGCAACTATCCTGACTGGGCACTCAACCCGCCACCGGGCAATACCAATGCAAATCCTCAGAGATACTCGAGTTTTGTGTCAACCACAGGTGCAAGCCTGACCACATTCCAGTTGGAAATGGATCATTTCACTGGCAACATCAAGGCACAGGCAGCACAAACTTATGAATCAATCTGGGCAGATGTTTCGGACATCTATCAATACTATAATCGCACCGGAACAGAACCCATCACAGTGCCAGGATATCATCCTTTGCTACGTCTAAGTCTTGACTCCTATCCGGGCACAGCACAAATTCAATTGGCCACAGCCACAGCAAATGGAGCAAATGGAGTGATCACTTCTATCACTGTGAATCAAGGTGGTTACGGATATCTGGCCCCACCCAGAGTCAACATCATTGGACTTGGTGCGGGCGCTGTTGCTGAAGCAGTAATTGCTGGCACCTCAGTATCTGCCATAAATGTTATAAACGGCGGAACAGGATATGTGACCAACCCAGCTACCAATCAAGTGGCTGCAATAAGCATCAATACCGGAGCCGTGACAAGTATACTAGTTAGATGAAATTTAAAAAAATTGTAGGGTTTGGTGATTCCTGGATGTTCGGCGATGAACTACTGGATCCAGAACTACAACGACAACATTCAGATGCACACACATGCTGGCATCAAAACAACGCCTATCGTGAAAGTCACAACTTTCTGGGGCTGACAGCACAACACTACGGTGTGCCCATGGAAAACTTTGGAATTGCCGGAGGCAGCATGCAAAGTTCCATGTGGACATTTTTATGGTGGTTGGATCACGAGCCCGAGCCAGAACAGTGCCTGATCTTGATTGGACACACAGACTCAGATCGTCTGAGCTTTTACAATCCCAATCATGTGAGCTATGCCAACGATCCTCCTTGGAATCGATTCATACACTCAACCTGGGTGGAATACGGCAGCAGTGTGGTTCCGCAGGAATTTAGAAACATGGTCAAACAACAGCTGGTGCTGACCAACTGTTCAAAACTAGCAAAACTAAATTATCAGCAAACCCTGCTGAGCTTTGATGGTATTGCTGCTAGACGCAATCTTCAAATGATGCAGTTCCAGATCATGCCTGAAGATGTCAAACTGGATCTGCCCACCCAGATATGGCCCGGCTTCTCTACTACCATGTGGTTTCGTAACCATCCCGACAATCAACAACGAGAACTGGTCATGCCCGGAGGTCATCCCAACGAAATAGGGCATAAAATGATTGCAGAAAAGTTGATTTCTACCATAGATGATGTTACAATGTAAGAATGCTCGACATTCTTGGATACTTACCCGCCAAACGAAAATCTAGTGCATCGGGGTGGATCAGTTTTAATGCTGTGTGTTGTGAACACAACGGCGACACACCAGATCGCAGAAGCCGCGGCGGAATCAAAACATCTGAACAGGGCTGGAGTTATCACTGCTTCAACTGCAACTACACCGCTAGCTTTATCCTTGGCCGTACTGTAAGTTTCAAGGCCCGCAGGCTCTTGAGCTGGATGGGTGTGCCCGAACGTGAAATAGAAATGTTGAATCTTGAAAGTCTGCGGCACCGGAGCATACACGGCATTCTAGATGATAGACAACGCACCGTGGATATTCTAGCAGATATCAAGTTTGAAGAACGAGACCTGCCGCCATTCGCTGAACTGATTGGTAGCACAGGACTGCATCGCGACTATGTGAGATCAAGATGTGTGCCAGATGATTATCCTGTGATGACACAAACAAATCCAGAAGCCTGGCCCGCCCGTGATCAAGTGATCATACCATTCACACATCACAACAGCATTGTGGGACACACTGTTAGATTTCTGGATGATCGTAATCCACGCTACATCAATGACATGCAGCCAGGCTATGTGTTTGGCACAGACCTGTTGCGTCCTGACTGGACTCAGGTGATTGTGACTGAAGGTATCTTTGATGCACTTAGCATTGGCGGTGTTGCCTTGATGCACAACACCATAAGTGATGCTCAAGCTAGATTGATTCGCAATCTTGGTCGAGAAATCACAGTGGTACCCGATCAAGATCTAGCAGGTATGGAACTGGTGGATCGTGCTGTGGAACTGGGCTGGGCTGTGAGCATGCCCGCATGGCCCCGGGAAGTCAAGGATGTGAATGATGCTGTCAAACTGTATGGGCGCCTGGGCACATTGCTAACTATAATTGACGCTAGAGAAACATCCAAGATCAAAATTGAATTACGAAAGAAACAACTTGTTAAAAGACTACAGCACTGATGTTCAGAAACTATTCCTAGAAATGATGCTGGAGGACGCCGCCAGCTACGTTCGGGTGCAGAACATCTACAATCCAGAAAATTTTGATCGCAATCTAAGAACCGCTGCGGCGTTTATCAAGGAGCATTCAGAACAGTTCAAGACTCTGCCAGATCGAGCACAGATCGCTGCGGCCACAGGCATCAAGTTGAATGCAGTGCCAGACTTGAACGAAGGTCACTATGACTGGTTCATGACTGAGTTTGAAGCATTTACACGACGCCAGGAACTAGAACGTGCCATTCTAAAAGCAGCAGACTTGCTGGAAAAAGGCGACTATGATCCTGTGGAAAAACTGATCAAGGATGCTGTGCAGATTTCCCTGACCAAGGACATGGGTACAGATTACTTTGCAGATCCAGCAGCCAGGATCAACAAGTATTTCAATTCAGGTGGACAAGTTAGCACAGGTTGGCCGCAAATGGATCGACTGCTGTATGGTGGATTCAGTCGTGGAGAACTCAACATCTTTGCAGGCGGTTCGGGCTCGGGCAAGAGTCTTGTGATGATGAACATTGCCTTGAACTGGTTGCAACAAGGATTGAGCGGCGTGTACATTACACTGGAGTTGAGTGAAGAACTCACAAGTTTGCGAACAGATGCTATGTTGACTAACATGAGCACCAAAGACATTCGCCGGGACATTGATACTACAGAACTCAAGGTCAAACTGGTGGCCAAGAAAGCAGGCAACTATCAAGTCAAAGGTTTGCCAGCACAAAGCAACATCAACGACATACGTGCATACTTGAAAGAATATCA